TAAGATTATCAAGGAACCCGAAATCACTGTTAAGGCATATGCCCGTGGTACGACCATCACGCCGCAAGACCTTGACGACGAAGACTTCAGCCTGACCATCGACAAAGCTAACTACTTTGCGTTTAAGGTTGATGACATTGAAGAGGCACACAGCCACGTTAACTTCCAGAGCCTCGCCTCTGACCGTGCTGCTTACCGCCTCGCTGACCAGTTTGACCAAGACGTTCTTGGCTACCTGACTGGTTTCAAGCAGTCCGCACTGCACTCTAACGCCGACACCGTAAACGACGTTGTTAACGGTTCTAAGGCTGTAGCTACTGCAGGTTCTGACGAACTGCTGTCGAGCATGAAGCTGGACGCATCTGACTTTAACTCCGGTACTGGTGGTCAGGCAATTGCCATTCTCCCACGTACGGGTTCGGGTGCTGCTCCGACTGATGCTGGTGACGCTAACCCGCTGCAAGTTATTGCTCGTATGTCTCGTCTGCTCGACCAGCAGAATGTTGACACGCAGGGCCGCTGGCTTGTTCTTGACCCGGTTTTCATTGAAGTCCTGAAAGACGAAGACTCTCGTCTGTTCAACGCTGACTTCGGTGGTTCGGGTCTGCAAAACGGCGTTGTAAGCACCAACATTCATGGCTTCACCGTCTACTCGTCCAACAACCTGCCGCAAGTTGGTACTGGTTCATCCTTCTCTGGTGTGAACTCTGCTGTCAACTATGGCATGATTGTTGCCGGTCATTCTTCTGCTGTTGCAACTGCAGAGCAGATTAACAAGACCGAAACTTACCGTGACCCTGACAGCTTTGCTGACATCGTTCGTGGTATGCACCTGTATGGCCGCAAGATTCTCCGTCCGGAGGCTCTTGTTAACGCCAAATACCATCTGGCTTAAGGGAGAATAGATTATGGCTGCTGGAACTATTACCGCACTAGCATCTGTCGCCCGTGGCGCAGGTGCGCGTGGTCGTCAACCGTATTTCGTAGAGAATGAAATTGACTTTGCCGCTGCTGTAGCAGCAAAAGGCGGGGCTTTGGAAGCTAACGAAATCATTCAGGCGATTACCATACCCGCTAACACCATGATTCTCACTGCTGGTTTTGAAGTTATTGAAGCAACAGATGCTGCTGCTGATGGTAACACTGCAAATCTTGGTGTGACTGGTGGAGACGTAACCCGCTTTGTGTCTGCATTCGACTTTGATGACGATGCTGCTCCTGCTGGTACGTACGCTACACAAGCTGACGGTTCGGCTCCTGTCATCATCGGCTCTACTGCCGATACTCTTGACTGGGAACTGCAAGCTACTACTACAGCCCCGACTACCGGTAAAATCCGTGTATTCGCTGTGCTGATGAACATTGACGGTCTTGGTGACATGGCCGCTAATGAAGTAGACCGTGACACACTTGCCTAACTAATGTGAGGGGGCTGGCTTGACACCGGCCCTCTCATTTCTCTTTAAGGATTTCAGATGGCATATACTTACCTTGACATCACCAACGAAGTGCTTGCACGTTTTAACGAAGTAGCACTAACGGCTGCTAACTTTAGCACGTCTCGTGGGTTTCAGACGCAGTGTAAGAATGCGGTAAACGATGCCATCAATTATATTTTTCAACGTGAGTTTGGCTGGTCATTCAGCCATCAAGAACAGACGGAAACACTTGTAGCTGGTACTACACGCTATTCAATTGGTGCCTCAATCTACAGTGTAGACTATGAGACATTCCGTATTGCGAAAGATGACAGTCTTGGCGTGGCAGGTACAACCCTGCGGGTCATGGACTACAATCAATACGTAGACAATTACATTGACCAAGAAAGCACATCGGACGTAGGCGGTGTGCCTATTTATGTATTCAGGACACCAGACAATAACTATGGTCTGTTTCCGTACCCCGACAAAGCATACTCACTTAAGTATGATGCCTACGTAAAACCTACTGCCCTTAGTGCTGCAACTGACGTGCCTACTATTCCTGAACAGTTTCGTCAAGTTATTGTGGACGGTGCTACAGCCTATGGCTATCAGTATCGTGGTGAGGCACAGCAGTACGGCATTAACTTTGCCCGATTTGAAGAGGGCATTAAACACATGCAAAGTCTGTTTATTAACAGAAACTATAGCTATGTGCGTTCAACGTATATTCCGCAATCACAAAGGTACGGCGTATCTATATTTCCTACAGGGGGCTAAATAATGGCTGACGAATCTGGACTTAGCCCCTACGTCTTTTCCTGTGAAGGTGGTTTGGTACTAGACCAATCTACGTTTTCTATGCAGCCCGGAATGGCACTGGAACTGCAGAACTTTGAGCCAGACGTTAGAGGTGGGTACAGACGTATCTCTGGCTACGAAAAGTGGAATAGCAATGTAGTTCCATTTACTGCTTCTAGCACAGAAAAAGTTTTGATGTCTGCTTATTTTAAAGGCAACATTATAGCTGCTAGAGGAGAGAGTGTCTACAAAGGCGGCACTACAGGTAGCTGGACTTCAATTGACAGTGGTCGTACTAGCGCAGGTAAGTATACATTCTTCCGTTACAATCTTGCTGGCACAGATTACCTTGTGTGGGCAGATGGTGCAAACAACGCAAGTAAGTACGATAACACTACCGTAACAGACCTGAATGCGACAGGCGCACCTGCTGACCCTAAGTATGTAACTGGTTTTAAGAATGCCTTGTTTTTTGCTGGCATGTCCAGTACGCCAGAAGAACTGGTCTTCACGGCACCCTACACAGACGATGACTTTAGTGTAGCCAATGGTGCAGGTAGCATTGCAGTAGACAGCCCAATTACCGGACTGTTTCCGTTTCGTGACCAACTGTATATCTTCTGTGAAGAACGTATCTTCAAGCTGGTAGGCAACACATCTGCTGACTTTGTTTTACAACCGGTGACTCGTGAGATTGGATGTGTAAACGGTAGCACCATTCAGGAATTTGCTGGTGACATTGTATTCTTAGGCCCAGATGGACTGCGTACTGTTGCCGGTACTGAACGGATTGATGACGTTGAACTTGGTACAATCAGTCGTGCAGTGCAGAGACGCTTTACAGATTTGTCTGATGTCGATGAGTTTGACAGCGTAGTTATTCCTAACAAGACACAGTATCGCATCTTCTTTTCTAACTCTGATGTGACACGTGGTAATACAACAGGAATTATCTGCGTAAGAAAGGGCGACAGTTACGAGTTCGCAGACATTCGTGGCATTCGCCCAAGCTGCACAGACTTTGTAGTAAGCGATGGTGCCAGCATTGTTGTTCACGGTGAGTATGACGGATACGTATATCGCCAAGAACAGGGCAACGACTTTGACGGCAATGTGATTACTGGCAAGTACCGTTCACCAGACTTGTCAATGGGTGACGCAGGTATCCGCAAGACATTCCAGCGTGTAATTATTAACTACGCACCGGAAGCTGCAGTGAACGCTGACTTGTTTGTGCGGTATGACTATGAAGCACCGAATGTGGCACGGCCAGCGGCATATCCGTTTGACACAGCTACGGTTGTTGCGGTTTACGGTACGTCATCTTACGGCACAGCAACATATGGTGGTCAGTCAAACCCACTGTTCAGACAACCAATCGAAGGTAGTGGTTTTGCTGTAGCACTACGAGTTAACGATAGAGGAACATCAGCACCGTATTCACTGAAAGGTTTTCAGTTAGAATTTGACGCAGGAGCAAGACGCTAATGGCAGGTTACACCAGACAATCCTCGTATACTGATGGCGACATTATCAATGCAGCCGACAGTAATGACGAGTTTGACCAACTTGTAAACGTATTCAGTAACACCACTGGTCACAAACACGATGGCACTGCTGCCGAAGGTCCGGTCATTGGACTTATCGGTGACCCCGGTGTTACTACCCCAATCAATAAAGTTGTAGTCGATGACACTAACAATCGTGTTGGTGTCTTTGTCGATGTAGCTTCTGTATCGACTGAGCAAGTACGCTTCCAAGACGGTGCCATTGTTCCTGTAACCGACAATGACGTTGACTTGGGTGCATCTGGTGCAGAGTTCAAAGACCTGTATATCGACGGTGTTGCCTACGTAGACAGCATTGCAATGCCGACTACAACCGTCACGGATATCCTTGACGAAGACACTATGACTTCTGACAGTGCCACTGCACTGGCTACGCAACAATCTATTAAGGCATACGTAGATGCTCAAGTTACTGCACAAGACCTTGATTTCTCCGCTGACACTGGCGGCGCACTCAATATTGACTTGGACAGCGAGTCTCTCACACTCAGCGGCGGTACTGGTATTGACACTAGTGGCTCTGGGAATACCGTTACTTTTGCTATTGACTCAACAGTTGCCACACTAACTGGCGCACAAACCCTCACCAATAAAACTATTGATGCTGATAATAACACTGTATCAAACCTTGAAGTAGATAACCTCAAGTCTGGCGTACTTGATACTGACCTGACCACTGTAGCAGCGACTGACACCACACTTGCTTCTGCAAAAGCTATCAAGACATATGTCGATGCGCAGGTGACTGCATCTGACCTTGACTTCCAAGCTGATACAGGCGGTGCGCTGTCGATTGACCTTGATAGTGAGACAATGACCTTTACTGGTGGTACGGGCATTGACACTGTAGGTTCTGGCAACGATGTGTCATTCGCCATCGACAGCACTGTAGCTACACTTACTGGCACACAGACGCTGACTAACAAGAGCATTGACGCCTCTCAACTTACTGGTACTGTAGATAACGCACGGCTTGACCAGCAGCTTCAAGATGTAGCTGGCCTTGCTGTAACTGACGGTAACATCATCGTTGGTGACGGTACTAATTTTGTAGCTGAGTCTGGCGTCACTGCACGTGCATCTTTGGGAGTATCTATTGGTTCTGATGTTCAAGCCTATGACGCAGGTCTCGCTTCTATTGCTGGCCTCACTACCGCTGCCGATAAAGCGATTTATACTACGGGTAGCGATACGTACGCAGTCACCGACCTTACGGCGTTTGGTCGCAGTCTTATTGATGACGCTGATGCTTCAGCGGCCCGTACCACGCTTGGTGTTGTCATTGGCACTGATGTCCAAGCCTACGATGCGCAACTTGCGGATATCGCAGGTCTTACGCCAACAGATGGCAACATCATTGTAGGTGATGGCACTAACTTTGTAGCAGAATCTGGTGGTATTGCTCGTGCATCACTTGGCTTGGGTACACTCTCTACTCAAGATAGTGGTAGCGTAAGCATCAGCGGTGGTAACATTGACGGTACTGCTATTGGTGCTAGTGTACGTAACAGTGCGCAATTTACTACACTAAACGTATCAAGCACTTCTACGCTAGAGGGTACACTTAATCTTAATGACGACCTTGACATGGGCGACAACAATAAGATTAGGTTGGGTACAAGCGATGACCTTGAGATTTACCATGATGGGGGTAACAGCCGTATTAATGATGCAGGTACAGGTAGCTTGAAATTGCAGTCAGGTAACACTGACCGCATTGTAGTGGACAGCAATGTTACTATTCAGGGTCTGGTATACCCGACATCGGATGGTTCAATCAATCAGGTACTAACAACTAACGGTTCTGGTACATTATCATTTCAAGATGTAACTGTAACAGAAACAGACCCATCGGCATTGGCTTTTGCCATTGCACTTGGCTAAAAAACACTTGACAAGTGTGTCAAAGTATGGTATAATTATACACATAATTGGAGTAAGAAATGGCAAACGCTTTTCTATGTGAAACGGACACAGCAATCGGAACGTCCCCAGCGACCATTCTGACTTGTGGTGCCTCTACCGAAACAACAATCATCGGCCTGTCTGTTGCAAACATCGTTACATCTCAGATTACTGTTGACGTAATTCTCGATGCAAGTGGACGTACCAGTGGTGCAGAGGACGCAGTATATCTCGTTAAGGCTGCACCTGTACCTGTAGGCGGTACACTCGTTGTTGTTGGTGGTGACCAAAAAGTCGTTATGGAACCGGGTGACATCATCACGGTAACGTCCGACACTGCCTCGTCTGCTGACGTGGTTCTTAGCCATCTTGACATTACGTAAGGGGTAACGGGACATGGCATCCTATCAGGGCAACACACCTGCAATCTCCTATTTTTCTACACCGGCTGTCCAGCAGTTTAACGGTGACGGGTCTACGACTACGTTTACCCTCAACCGTACCGTTGCTGACAAACAGTCGGTGTTGGTGTCTGTGGATGGCGTTGTCCAAGATGCGGCATCTGCGTACACAGTCCCTGATGGTGTTACTCTGACTTTTACTGCGGCACCGTCCACAGGTACTGCAAATATCTTTGTGAACTTCCTTGACCTCACTGCTGGTTCTGTAACACCGCCAGCAGAGAACAAGGGTAACTTTAAGGGTGGTGGCTTGTTCCGTACCAACGCACAGTCGTTGACTGCCGACACAACCATCCTTGCAACTGAGAACGCTAACGTGACTGGGCCGTTTACCGTAGCCAGCGGTGTGACCCTGACCGTTGAAAGCGGCGGGACATTGGTGACGCTATGAGTACGTTGAAGGCAGATACCATCCAATCGACCAGCGGCGGTGCGGCTACGCTGACCAAGCAAAGTGCAGCGAAGGCGTGGCTCAATCACAATAATGCACATACACTTTTGGACAGTTTCAACATTTCCAGCATTACAGATGGTGGAACCGGGATTACAAACGCGGTTACTTTTACCAATGCGATGAATAATGATGACTACGCAATCTCTGGCTTTGCTGGCAACACAACAAGTGATGACGGGTTTTTCTGCGGCACTGGCATAGCAACAACCAACTTCTCTGCCAGAATCAGGACGCACAACGGCAACCTAAATGATGCAAACATTTCTTGTTTGATGGCACACGGAGACCTCGCATGAGTGAGATAAAGACAAATCAAATCAGCAGTCTCACCGGCAGCAACAGTGACATCACCCTCGACCCGGATGGCACGGGTGACCTGATTATTGCGTCGGGCAACGTGGGCATCGGGACGACTTCGCCGGGTGGTTCGCTTGAAGTTTACAAAGCCGGAACCTCTGAGGTTCTCATTGGCACCGACAACGGCGGCACCGCACAGCTTTCCTTGTATG